GCGTTTACTAATGACTATCGAGTAATACACAGCAATGATTGTATAACATGGAATGAACAAGCGGGTACCACAGATTTGTCGGAGCCGACTGATTGGTGGAAACTTAATCCAGATAAAACCCTCTTGTGCTATAATCTTCAAGAAAATGAATTATATAATCAAGACAAATGTATTGCTTATTATAATCCCACTTCACCAACCCCAACATCAAATATCAGATCAACAATACCTATGGTTCTGGACACGGAGCCCGGTCGGGGGGAATGTCAGATCAACGAAAATTTATCTCCATTTATAGATCAGAATAAATTGTCTGCGTTTACTAATGACTATCGAGTAATACACAGCAATGATTGTATAACATGGAATGAACAAGCGGGTACCACAGATTTGTCGGAGCCGACTGATTGGTGGAAACTTAATCCAGATAAAACCCTCTTGTGCTATAATCTTCAAGAAAATGAATTATATAATCAAGACAAATGTATTGCTTATTATAATCCCACTTCACCAACCCCAACATCAAATATCAGATCAACAATACCTATGGTTCTGGACACGGAGCCCGGTCGGGGGGAATGTCAGATCAACGAAAATTTATCTCCATTTATAGATCAGAATAAATTGTCTGCGTTTACTAATGACTATCGAGTAATACACAGCAATGATTGTATAACATGGAATGAACAAGCGGGTACCACAGATTTGTCGGAGCCGACTGATTGGTGGAAACTTAATCCAGATAAAACCCTCTTGTGCTATAATCTTCAAGAAAATGAATTATATAATCAAGACAAATGTATTGCTTATTATAATCCCACTTCACCAACCCCAACATCAAATAGATAATTTTTAATTATCTTCGCGTTAAATATAAATATATTTTTTAATCTTTACATCATAAAATGAAAGAACTAATTGTTGTAACTGTTGACACATTACATGCGACCATCCGCGAAAGTATCATTAAGAGCAAAGCAGTCATCGGCGACTATGAGGACATGAAGGAACTCATATTAAATATGATTAAAGCAGGATATATGTTTAATATGGATCGTGATAGACTTAGAGACGCAATGGAAGATATTACATTCATGTTGTGTCCGGATGACGAAGCTAACAAAGACAGAGTTGAGAGAGGTTTAGAATATGATGACGATGATAGCGGTGATGATATTGAAGACATTGATACTAGAACCGAACTATAAATAAATTATATAGTATAGTATAATGCCTAAGAAGCGAACAAAACGAACTCGTAGAAAAACCAAAAGATCAAGGAAAGTTTACAGGGATAGCATTATACCAGATAGAGATTCATTAATACCAGATAAAATTGGGTTAGCCCTAAGACTAAAAAAGAAATATAATATAGTTGATGTCCCTTTTTCTAAATCCAGGAGTAGAGGAACACTCGCTTCATCTGGTGGTATTCAATTTAATTATCAAAATTATTCCAATGTTATGAATTTCCTAAAAAATATTAAACTGCGTAATACATGCTTTTTTAAAACTCATACGGCTTATTTGAATTTAAAAATAGACAAACGAAATATGAAAATACAACCGATTGGAATGTATCAAAATATATTCATGTCGGATTTGATGGATTGTTTAAAATCAAATAAGAGATTTACACCGATTATATTAAATCTCGAAACAAATGATGGAAATCACGCGAATATATTATTAATTGATAAAGATAATAAAACAATTGAAATATATGAACCACACGGTTCACGAACATCTCAAAGTGTTCTTGGAGATGTGCCAGGAGCATACGGTAAAAAAATAAGATTAGTAAAACAATTTTGGCGGGATATACTACCTGAATACAACGTTGTTAACGCTGTTGATTTTAGACGTGGGACTCATTTTCAAATGGAATATGATCCAGAACACAATACTGGTTTTTGTGTTACTTGGTCAATATTATTTGTTCATTATCGTTTATTAAATCAGAATATTAAACTAGAAACATTAATAAAATATATTTCATTAAAGATAACTACGATAAAATTATTAGAATATGCAAAATATATTGAAGACAGCGTTAAACAGAAAATTTGATTTATTATTTAAAGACATTTCAACAACTTTAAATTGATATGGATAATTTAACTTTTTCAAAAGATTTACATGTTTCTGCGATGGTTCAGATAGGTAAATTAAACACAAATATTGATTTAATGAATACAGCGAATTATCTAAACATAAACAAGAATATACTATTTGTTGAATATGGTGGTCATGTATCTAAGGGGGACAATGGTAAGAAAAGACCAAAGAGTGATAAACCACGTAAGTATTTTTACAATCAATTGACGATTCATGTATTCAGTGAAACTAAAAAGAATAATCGTATTAATGTTAAGATATTTAATAATGGTCGTATTCAGATGACCGGTGTTAATAATGAATTTCAAGGTGCTCAAACAATTAAGACTTTATGCGATGAATTTAATATGTTAAGTGACAAAGAAAAATCATTTGATACTGAAGAAGAAATTCAATCTGTAGAAGATTTGGTCACCGTACTCATTAATAGTGATTTTGATATAGGATTTCCGATTGATAGAGAATCATTACATAGGGCGATAGTAGAATCAGGTTATTATTCATCATATGAACCTTGTAATTATCCTGGTGTGAATATTAAATATTATCGTAATCCATTAAGAAAAAATTTCGGGATATGCGATTGTGAGAAACCGTGTAACGGTAAAGGGAAAGGGGACACATGCAAGAGAATTACAGTGGCTGTATTCAAGAGTGGTAAAATCATTATTACAGGTGGTAGAGATAAAAGTGATATTAGTGTAGCACACAAGTTTATAACAGAATTCATCCAGGAAAACAAAGAATTTATTCTGTTAAAATAAATTATTATAGTATAATATACGATGGATGAAACTACTCTAGTAATTGGATTTATAATAGTTTTATTAGCTATTTTTTATAATCTCAAGATGGACCGCCTAACACTACAAAATAATATTGTATTAGGCAATGGTCTAAAACTTGATCGTGAAGTATCTGAAAAAATAAAAAATCCGACTAATTTAGGATTTGTGAAACCCGAGCATAGACTATTAAAAATATTTAGCAGTGTTTCTTCTGGAGCAAAGGTTAAATTAGAGGGCGTATGTCAGAGATATATATTTAATAAAAATACAATTGATAAAACCTTTGAAGAAAGATTAACGGATATTATGAGAAAATTAATAAATACAATCAGTGCGATCGCTAAAAATGAATATTATATCAAGCAAATTGAAAATGTATATGGATTAGTATCATGTAATAAGAATCAAAGATATTTTATTGATTTCTTTGTTTATGATGTTAGACATTATTATACTATTCGGTTAATTTCCGATATAGTAATCATTGACAATGAAATTTATATTAATTACTTAAATGTCCAAACAGGATCAAATCCAACAATATTGAATAAATATGATATTAAATTCAATGATACAGGTATCTTATTTGATGGTTCTATGTTCAAAGAGAATATAGATGCATTGTTTGATAATTTTTACAGACAGTCTTTCAGAGTCATTGGTATCAATAAAACTGATTTAGAATACACCGATATAGATTTAACTGAAGTGGTTAGCATGAACAGTTTAAGGAATATGTATTTCCCATCTTCTATTTCAAGAGATACAGTAAATGAGTTGGAAAGAAAAGATTTATCTGGATATGTTGAGATGTACTTACCTGAAAATCAAATTGATATCAAATCGCCAATGTTTTGTAATAAATATAAAATGAATTGGAATAGTTATGGTATAGAAAATTCAAATGATTTAACTGATAGAGGATGTTATGTGAATCAAAATTCAACATTAACAGTTTTTAATGAACCAACAAACGCCCCTGGATTGTTTAATAATGAGAGGACTGATGCGACACACTATGATTGGGTTCTGAAACCAAGTATTAGTAATAGTCTCTAAGAAAAATTATTCATATTATATTTTTTTAATATTTTCACATAGTCTTTTCTATCGATATCATTTCTTAATTTAAATTTTTGTTCTTGTAATTTGGACCATGTATATTCCATATTACGCCTATTAATATGATGAATCTTATGATAAATATGAAATTTCATAAGATTTAACCGATAATACATTTATTAAATATAATGTGAAAATTTTAAATACTTAAAATTAAAATATGTAGTTAAACTAAAATGGTTATTTATAGTTGCGAAAAATGTGGAAAAACTTTTAAACAGAAGGGTCATTATACAAATCACATAAACAAAAAGAACCCTTGTGATAATATCAAAGATAAAATAGAAAGTATAGTAGAGAATAAAGTTGATGAATTAGTCAAAGAGAAACTACAAGAACTAGTAGAGAAAGGTGAAATTGAAATAAAAAATAAAAATTTGATTCCAAATATTCAAAATAGTAGTAAAGAAAATACAACCAATCAAAAAATGGATTATCAATATACCTACATTGATTTATTCTGTGGTATTGGCGGATTTCATCAAGCATTAAATCGCCTCAATTGCGAATGTATTGTAGCATGTGATATTGATAAAGCATGTCGTGCGAATTATAAATTAAATTACAATGTTGAAGTTCATCCCGATGTAAAAAAGATAAATCCTGAAGAAATAGTTGAAGATATTGATATTATTTGTGGTGGTTTCCCTTGCCAAGCATTCTCAAATGCCGGTAAGAAAAAAACATTTGACGACGATAGAGGATTACTATTTGATGAAATTATGAGAATTGCGAAAATCAAGAAACCCAAATTCATGTTTTTAGAAAATGTCAAACATATATTGAAAGTGGGTGATAAAAAAGTAATTGAATACATTAAAGAAAAGATAGATGAATATGGCTATCAGTTGCAAATATTTGAAATTTCTCCACACCATTATGGAGTACCTCAACAAAGGGATAGGGTTTACTTTGTGTGTGTGAGGAAAGATATTTATAATGGTTCAAAAATTGTTTTACCGCCGAAGGTAGAAGATTTCAAGTTTGAAGATTTCTTAGATAAAAAGGAAGAAATTGATCCTAAATATTTTATTGATGGAGATACGTTGCAAGTATTAAATGCTTGGGAAGAAATGATAAAAATATTTCCACCCGGGGAAAAGATTTCACCTGTAATCATGATAAACGAACATTATAATAATCATACACAAGAAGAGTTTGATAATTATGCCGATTGGAGGAAAGGATATATTACAGCAAATAAACCACTAATTCAAAAATACAAACCACAATGGGACACGTGGTATGAAAAGCATAAAGAAATATTACAAAAAAGAGAAATTTATGGTAAATTAGAATGGCAAGCAGGTAAAATCAAACCAAATGATAGTATCTTTGATTACTTTATTCAAATACGTCAATCTGGTATAAGGGTTAAAAGGGCACATCACTTCCCTACATTGGTAGCGATATCACAAATTCCGATTTATGGTAAAGAAAAAAGATATATTACACCTAGAGAATGTGCTAGATTACAATCATTCCCCGAAGATTTTAAAATAGACGAATTAGATAAACATTCTTATAAACAATTCGGAAATGCTGTAAATGTAGAGAATGTTCATACAGTAATTAAAGCAACATTTGATCATTATGGTATTCATGATTAACGCTATAAAAATCTCATCCACATTATCTTCCCTGTACCACCTGTTTTTGCTTTAAAAGCATTTGGCGATTTAGCAGAGTTCCATAAATAACTATCTAATTCTGAACTCCTTTTGTTGAGATTAAAGATTTTATCTATTTCCTGTGATTTTGAATTTTTTGTAACTATTAACCAATGTGCGCGACCATCATTGTTTCCAAATTTATATTCACCCGAAGCGCATTCATATAATATATCTTTTACATAGTCAACGTGACTATTTTTCAAAATACCCCATAATTTATTACATTCTCTTTCGGTTGAGATTAGTTTTTTGACCCATTCTTTATCCTCATTAATTAAATCGGGAAATAATTTAATTTCCCTCTTAATACTATTTACAGTGCTTTGTTTATTAATAGGTATTTTCTTACCTAAATCTTTCATTAATTGAATAATTGTATCTATTATAATTTTTAATTCGTCATCTGATTCTATACCTCTATTATATTTATTTTGGAAAACCGATTTAAAAATCGCACAGGTTTCATGGCAATCCGAAGATGTTAATCTCCCTTTACCCGATTTTATAGATATTTGAAATAATTTATCATCGTTTTTCAAACCTATGTCCGATTTAGATGATGCCCCCCTTTCTCCTGTACCTTTTTTTAACTCATCCCACAGTAAACTGTGTTTTACTTGAAAACCATTCTCTTTTTTAATTTTCATTGCGAGTATTTCACGACTACTTAGTCCCATGAATGAACGTAAATCACTTATTATTTTACCCTCTTTGTTATTAATAGCGCGAATTATAAGATCTTCATTTTTTAGGGCATCCTTGTTGCATCCCCTACCCTTATTTTTGACTCTTAGTCTAACCAAATAACCTCTTACATACTTTTGTAGGACTATAGCAAGGCGTCCTTCCATTATTAATCTATTTAGCAGGCATTGTTGTTTAAGTAGTTTATCGGGATATATACGATTTTTTATCAGATTTCTTAGCGTTCTAATTTGCTGTTTGCGAGGTACTCTCACCATCAGCGGATTTACATAACTTGGCTTATGAATCACAAGAATCTACGGATCAAATTTTTTAGAGTATTGAGAACATCATATATTCTTAACTTAAACCCGATAAGTTTTCATTGCTACTTTTTTGAATTCGGTGCTGTGCATCATGAGTTTCAAATCTGTTAACAGACTTTCTTCTATTTCAATCGGTTTTAATGAATCCTCGTCTTGATAAAAACATATCATGGGTAAACTGAGTTCTTTTAATGAATACTTGATTAATTCTTTATGAATCACAATATGAGTTTGAAATTTAATCGGTTTTCCACTATACCGATTTGTGTACAACATGAATCCCACCCCCAACTCTTTTGATAACAGTTTGAAATCGTAAGAAGTAATCAGATAATTTGGATCTTCTAAATCTAAGAGTAGTTCATCATTTGATTTATACCGATTATCTAGTAATAAATTCTCATATTTATATGAGTCAGCATTCTCTTTTATAGCACCCGATAAGAGTGTCCTCAAATAAACATCATTGTATGTCGGATCAATGCCCGTCAATGCTTGCTCTAATAATTTAAAGTCTGTCGTTTCATCCGCTACTATATTTTTTAAGACTCTTATACTCTGAGTAAATAATCTTCTTAAACTACTCGGATATTTTGTCTCAAATGAAACATGCTTCGTATTTAACTCCTTCTTTAAGAATCTTTTATGAATATCCGGATTGTACTCATCATAATATGAAATATCCCTTATGTAAGCACTCCTACTTATAAAATATCTATCATGAAGGTCATCGCGTATATCTTTCATTGTTAAAATTAACACATTATTCCTTTTTAATACACCCCTCTGTTCTTTTAATTTATCTATTTTTGTTTTATCCGGATTTTTCTGAGTTTCTTCCACCTCTATTAACTTATCTATATGATAAATCTTTCTTTCAATCTCATTGGTAAGTCCACTTTTCATTTTGATATCTTTTAATGAAACAAAACTATGAATAAAAACTTTATTGATTTCATCTAAACCATGAATTAATATAATTTCAACAAATTGTTTTAACCTTTTACCTTCTAATACTATATCATCATTTTTAGATAACATATCATGTAAATCCCATCTCTTATGAATATCTAATTTTACCGGATGATTCAATATTTTTAATACTTCGTCTTTTAGTGAGTTATTCCTATAAATCGTTAAATATGCTTTTGAGAAAGCTTGGTAAATTATTTCATTTTCTGAATTATATTCATCAAAATACTTTGTAAATTTATCTTTTACATCTCTCCCTAATAAATATTCATTTTGAAATGATAATAATTTATCATTTTCTATTGTATCATATTCATATTTAGATGAAATATATTGCTTATGAAAAAGCGGAATGATTATACCAGACTTTAATAATAATCCCACCTGTTTCCGCTTATAATTTAATATTACTTTTGTATATTCATTTAAGTAACTCGCATACTTATCTGAAAATAATTCATTACATTTTTCATCTACTCTTTTTAATGTTCTAACACAATGCTCAAGTTCAAATTCAGGTAAGTTTTTTATTGGAAGTAATTTTTCAACATATAGCCCTGAATTATAAGGTTTTGGTTTAATAGGGAAAATCATTCTTTTAAAATTTTTTCCTAATCTCTCTCTGTATTCTACCATACATAACTTGTTATAAGTATCTAAGTAACCCTTCTTAGAACGGGTAAAATTCAATGATTTCATACACTTGTCCAAATCTTTTTCAGTCATGTATTCATCTCGCTTTCTTTGTTTATATTTGGTCTTTTTTATTTCTTCATTAACAATATCATTAACGGATTTCATATCATATTTTGTAATTCTTTTTTCGTTGCCTTCTTTTTCAATTTCTAAAACTTCTTCAGTATCTTTTACCCGTATTTTAATCACATCTTTTTTAATTGTAACGCATTTAGCAATTGTATCTGTAAATTTAATATCATCACCTTTTTTTATATCTAGATCTTCTTGAGATAATACATAACCGTAATTGCTACTATCATAATGATATAACATCGGTTCATAAATCATATCTTTCTTAAAAATATAAGCATACGGATATTCTTTATTGAGTTGAAATTCACCAATCGGTTCTCTAATACGGATTTTTTCATTAATTTCCTCAAATACTATAAGATTAAATTGATATCCCTCAAATGTTGAATTATTAGGTAATCTAGATATACTAGTTATTAGAGGTGAAAGTATTTTATCATCCTTCGGTTCATTGCTAGATAAATAATCCTTAAAGTTAGATAATACACTTTCTTTTATTTTCTCACCCATATCATTTGTAAAATCTATCTCTTCACTTCTGAAATATTGAACGAATGCCCCTCCTCCAACTGAAAATACATCAAAATCTTTATTTTTCATATCCTCTAATATAAATTTCTTGAATCTATCTAAATCAATACTATCACGTTTTATCTGTGAGTTATTGCGATTTTCGCGGTGAATTAAATCCAAGCAACGTAAAAAACTATCAGAACCTTGCTGAATACCCCTTCTAAAAAAACCATTATTTTCACTCTTGTTTAGTATTGGATCGTCTCGTCTTATATGAAATAGATCTTTTAATATAGGATGAACATGGCCATTACTGTTTAATTTTAATGGATAATCATTTGACAATCTATCATTAGATCCTTTAAAGGGTTTTAAAAGACTAATATGAAAATATTGTGGTTTAGACCCCTTGATACTAATGGGGTATTCATCTTTTGAATTTAATTCACCCATTATTTTACCCATTTCCCAGAAGGATTTTTCACCTTTATTCTGAATTAATACATTAACATAAGAAGAATCGTCATATTTTACAGGTTTCTTCCCACAACATGGTAAAGGTAATAAATCTGGATGAACATCATCTAGGATAAACTGGACGTTATATTTAGAAATATCGTATTTTTCTTTTTCATCTCTGTTCCAGTATGAAAAACTATCTGGTCTATTTGCGGGTTTCCCAACACGTTCTAATATAAATTTATTATCCTCTTCTTTACCTTTTTCATATATAAATTCTGTATAATCAACGCCTTCTATTGGATGAATTTTATTTTTAGGATCTAAAGGTATCTGATGTTTTCTATCCCAAAATTTTGGACAAATATAATATAAATCAGGTCTTTCTCCACCTCGCACCTGAATGGCTTTGGAATAACTTACTCCTTCATTTTTAAACCCAGTCTTATGATCAATTTCATCTAATTCAGCTTTTGTTAATACAATAGGTTGTTTATCATGGGCTGCTTGACATTTGTATGAGTATCCGTCTTTCGTATTCTTCGGTTTAAATTTAATCAATTTCGGATCTCTTTGCTCAAGTCGTTTAATATAATATCTTTTATTTGGATATTTAGATTCATCTTCTTTTTTTGGTTTACCTGCTCCTCCTAATAATTCAATACCACCACCACTACTACTAGAATCATCGCTGCCACTACTAATTCTACTATATTCGTCTTCATCAGATTCTTCATCGTCCGAATCATCCTCTTCTGCTTCCTCATCTATTTCATCTGTTTGTAATTTTATTTCATCGGGTTTAGCTTTTGTTGGTTCTTGAACTGATTCCGAAGGAGGTAAGTCAACAGGGGTTTGTGCACTAGGTGAATCACTTATCATTGGTAATTCTTGATGAACAACTTCTGTAAATGTAGTATCCGGTTTAGTATATTCATTGACTTCTTTCTCAGAACCTTTTTTAAATAAATCACCATATTCTTTGTCTAAGCTTAGTTTATCAATCTTTTTGGCTTTGTATAATCCCATAACAAAATTTATTGTATTCATACATTCATGTAATTCATCAAAACCCCCCATTCCTATAAAAGAAACTTTTACTCGGTCTAAGACTTTCTCTATTATGATTGAAATACCAATATCTTTAAAGTCTTTCCTATTAAATTGGCCTTGGAATGCTCTGGTCCAGTTGTCTATTTCCTCTTTCGCTACTTTTGGAGATAAACCATACCGTCCTTTGATGACTTTTATTATTTTATCTTCATTTGTGTTTCTCTTCTTTAACAATGAAATAAAACTATATAACTTTTTAGGATCATAAAATCCAGAAGATTTATTATATAATAAATGTAATGGTTCATCTTGAGAATCTTCTAAAATAGTGAAATCAGTATAAAAGTGTTTAAAAGGTTTCGAAAGGATGCTTTGATTATAATCGGGTAATTCATAAACATAACTACAATCTATTCTCAGAGGATATTTGTTTATTATTGGTATCCTATTATCTTTCATTTTCAATGAAATTTCTTTTTTATTTAAAATCCTTAATATAGAATTACTTCTTTCTATAAATTCTGAAGCTATCTTATTTGAGAATTCTGAAATTTTGGTCATCTGACCAATATATAATTTAACTCTTCCATCTGAATACAATATCATTGTCGCGTAATTTGTCGCATCTTTATCATAAACAATAAAAGATAATGTATTTATCATATCTATCCTTTCTGGTATTGTAAATCCATTTTGGATCATAATACTGTGATTCCAAGTTTCAAATATTTCTTTTGTAACGGTTTTCTTTTCTGCGGAATATTCATTATAAATACTATTCCGGTCTAATTTCATACATGAATCTAAATAGTTATCTATATAAATTCTTATATAAGGTGTTTTTTCATTTACTTTAAAAATTTTGAAAATTTTAAATAAATCAATACTATTCTCCTTTAATTTGTTTTCATATATTAATGTAGTAGGACGACAACTAATCGGTCTTAAAATATACCCTTTTTGTAAATTTTTAAAATATTCTAACTTTTCTATTCTCTCTAACAGGTTATTATTATATTCAGAATCATCTTCGTCTAAAGTTGTGATTAATGGAAAATATTTCTTTAGATAACCATTGAGTAAAATTTCATTTGTCATTTTATCCATATTTTTTTTAGAGTATTCTATTGCATCATCTATCGTACAAAAATAAATATTGAAATTATCTTGTTTACCGTGAATGTCTTTCATTCTGTCATAATACGTTTTGTAAGAACCATGCATATCAGCATAGAATATAGTTTGTCTTTTAGATTCACCGTCTGGTGAACAAAATCTATCGTCATATTCCTTATCTGAAAATAAATTCATGTATTTACCTATATCGGTATATTCAATACCGAGAGGCAAACTATACTGCAAAGAATATTCTTTTTTAGTATTTAAATCTATCCAAGCGAATATCCTTTTACCCGAGATATCTTTTTCTACGCAATTATGTGCGATTTTTGTGAGTAATATTTCAATAGTGTCGGTTAAATATATATTACTTTTCACAACTTTTGGTTTACATTTTATATCGGGGACACTTGGTTTATTCTTATCTTTCGTGTTAAATATAAAACACTCTCTATGTAAAGCGTTGTTTCTTTTATCCGGTGATACTCCACGTAAAGTATTCTTAACATGGAAAACATTCACTTGAATATCAGAAAAATCCATTTTATCTGTAAAATCTAAATAAGGATCACTCATTAAGATATTAATATAAGACTAGATATTAATTTTAAATTTATACGTATTCGAAATTATAATTTCATTGGACTGGAAGTTATCTCCATACCACAATACATTTCAGGATTCTTACTATAATCAACCGGTGTATAAATACCCATTGATGACCCTTGTTCTAATAAATATTTCATATTATCCCAGAATAGGGGTGTGTGACCATTTTCAGGTGTCATAATATGCGATAGTTCATGGATGGCAACAAAAAGAATAATATTATCATCCATAAATTTTTCAGTGTCTTTTTCCCGAACACATAATGATAATTCTTCCCCTTTATTTACACTGTAAGCAACGTATTCTGAACCAGGTATATTTTCAGTTATATAGTCAGAATTAAATCCATCTTTTAACTGTTTATTATACTTACCCTTTTCTTTATCTTCTAGATCTAACCCATCTATTAATTTTTGTAATTTTATACCTATATTTGCTAATTTGTCCGCTGCTTCTTGTTTATCCGGTAATTTACGAACATAATATTTTTTGTTGTTAACTCTTGATTCTACTTTGTCTAAATAAAGATGTCTTCTTAAATAACTACCCAATGCAAAAATAGCAATTACACCTATTAATAATATACTCAATTCTTTCATACTAATATTAATTTAGATAAGAAATTTGATTAAATTTGATTTAAATAGATTTTATACAATTACTTAATATAAATATGAGCGATTTTAAGAAGTTTCAGATTGTTGATATCTTATCAGACGACTGGAACAAAGAAAAACCTAATGGAACATATACTGATAAAAAAGGAGTTGAAAAAACAATGGTTTTAAAATATAAAGAATTTGTATTGACTATCTATGGTATTGATGAAGATGATAAACGAATCATATGTAATGTATATGGTTATAAACCATATTTCTTTATCAAAATCCCAAATACATGGGATATAAACAATGCTAAGACTCTAGTTAAGAATATTTCCGCTACTAAAATACATAAACGTATAGAAATAATTACCGCGAAAGATTTTTATGGGGTTCAGTGGAATCCAGTCACCAAGAATATTCAAACATTTAATTTTATCAAGATGTATTTTGATAGTTATGGTGAAATGAAAAAATTCATAGGGGAAACAAAGAAATTTTACAATACAAAAGAAGAATTATCTGGGATGAGACTTAAGATTCATAAAGAATGGAAAGAGACAAGGAGTAGTATTAATAATGATAGTAACCTTTATGAGTCTAGTATTCATCCAATAATTAAATTCATTCATGATACTAACATTGAACCTACGGGGTGGATACATATAGATAATTCAGATAAGAGTGAATATAAATCCCGACTTTTCCCGAATATGATAGAATATACAACATCTTATAAAGATATTTCTAAATATGATAATGACAAGACAAGTAATTATCGTGTAGCTAGTTTTGATATTGAGTGTGATAGTTTACATGGGGATTTTCCTATGGCAATTAAAAATTATAAGAAATTTGCATCAGAAATATTTGATAGTTATCAGAATGTAAGACGTCATATCGGACCGGTATATGATGACGACCCTGAAAATAATCTAACCCAGTTATTCACTTATGGGTTAATAGGTGATAAGAATACTCTTACTCAATCAAAGCTTGATATAATAGACATAAATCATATTAGTCTTAATAAATTGCCTTCCAAAGAAACTATTGAGAATATAGTATTCAAGATAATTGAAGACGAACCAGATGCTAAGCGGAATTCTATTATAGACGATATAAAAAATTTATCTCTGAAGTCTAAAGAAAGAGATGCTTCAATTAAAGCAATCTGCGATATTATTGAAGGTGAATTTAAAGATGAAAATATCTTTCACTTAGGTGATCCAATTATTCAAATTGGAACAGTATTTTATGATTATAGTAAAGGTGAAACATTCAGGCATATTTTAGTTATCGGAAACAAAGACGGTTTACCCGAAGAAGAAATATGCGATGATTTGGATGGTATTACAGTTGAAAAATGTGCTACAGAAAGGGATTTACTGCTCGGTTGGAGAAATATCATTAAGAAGATGGATCCGGACTTTATTACAGGATATAATATATTTGGTTTTGATTTCAAATATATATATGACCGAGCAACGGTATTGTTCCCTTGTGGAACGAAATGTAGTCATTATTCACATATGAAAGATTGTGAAATGAAGGAATTCTTAAATTTTGGTAAAATGGATAATAATCAGTGGAAAGCAAAGGATCATTATTCTAAAAAGTGCTGTATGAAAACTCAAAAACTTAGTTCATCAGCACTAGGTGATAATACACTTAATTATATTGTGATGGATGGACGTATCTTATTTGATATTCAAAAAGAAGTTCAGAAAGGACATAACCTTGAATCTTATAAACTGGATAATGTTGCTTCTCATTTCATGCGGGGAAAACTTAAATCAGTCGTTGATAAAACGGTATCTGTTTCAGATACAGGTCATCTTAAGAATGGAGATTATGTATCATTTAGAACACATAATAACATTGGGGAAGAATTATTTGAAGATGGTAAGAAATTTAAGATAGAGCGCGTTGAAAAGAAAACTCTTGTCCTCTATGATAATTTAAATATTAATTTAAGTGAATATCATAAAGTTGAATGGTGTTTAAATAAGGATGATATTTCACCGCAGGATATCTTTGATAAACATAAATATGGTGGTGCTTCTGGAAGAGCGGAAGTAGCTAAGTATTGTGTTCAGGATTGTGAATTATGTATTCATTTACTCATGCTTTTAGATATAATTCCGAATAATCTCGGTATGGCAAATGTATCTTATGTTCCAGCATCTTATATCTTCTTAAGAGGACAAGGTGTTAAGATTACATCTGTCGTATCACGTAAATGCGCTGAAAGGAATACTAAGATTCCGGAACTGTTGAAAATTCCGAGACTTAATGATTATATTAAGATGTATAAGAATGGATTAAGTGATAAAGTTATAGTAGAAAAAATGAAAGAAGATGAAGGTGGTAAAGAATGGGAAAGAGATGAGTGGTTAAAGCGTGTTAAAATACAAGCAGAAAATGGTATTGAAGGTTATGAAGGGGCGATTGTATTAGATCCTACACCAGGTATTTATCTAGATGACCCAATATCTGTTTTAGACTATGCTTCACTTTATCCTTCATCTATTATTGAAAAAAATATTTCACATGAAACTCTTATTGAAGATACGAGTCTTTTAGAAGAAATCGGTGAAGGTAATTATTATACAATTAAATATCAAGATTGGATTTACCGAAATAAAGGTAAAGGTGATACAATTGAAAAAATAGATGCTGGAACACAGACAACATGTTATTTCTTGAAACCCGAATTTATGATGAGTAGTGGAATGTTTAAAGAAGGAGAAAACGAAATGGGTATTATTCCTGCGGTATTAAGGGATTTACTTGATGCGCGAAAATATACGAGAGGGTTAATTAAATTAACTGATGATGAATTTAAGAAGAAAGTTTTAGATGGTCTTCAGTTAGCTTATAAAGTGACCGCTAATAGTGTATATGGTCAACTAGGGGCAAAAACAAGCACCATATTTAAGATGTGTTTAGCTGCTTGCACAACCAGTATAGGAAGATCTCGTATTGAAGATGCTTCCAATGGTGTTAAAATATGGGCGCAAAAGAAAGGATATCCCGAACCGGAAGTAGTTTATGGAGATACAGATTCTGTATTTGTAAAATTCAGTAGAGAAAAGGATGGGAAAATTTTAACAGGTAAAGAAGCATTGGCGCATTGTATTCAGTGTGGTATAGAAGCGGGTGATTATATCACAAAAGGGAAACTATTAGTTGAAGATGAAGACGGTTCAGTTGAAGCAGAATATCATAAACCACTCCTATGTAGTCCTCAAGATTTAGAATATGAGAAAACATTTTGGCCCTTTATCTTGATATCAAAGAAACGATACACAGGAGATAAATATGAATTTAGTACAGAGGAATGTAAACGCACTTCGATGGGTATTGTTCTTAAGAGGCGTGATAATGCCCCAATTGTTAAACATGTATTCGGAAATGTTATTGAGAAAATAATGATAGACAAAGATTTTAAATCGGCTTTAGATTGGTTAAAGCAAACATTATTTGAAATTAGAAGTGCCAAATTTTCAACACGTTATTTCGTGATTACAAAATCATTAAGAGGATATTATAAAAATCCACAAAGTATAGCTCATAAAGTATTAGCAGATAGAATGGCTCTAAGAGATCCAGGTAATAAACCCAAGTCAAATGATAGGATTCCATATGCTTATATTCAATTAACAGATGATATCCTTTACGATTATGAAAACCCATATAAGAGTGGATCAAGGAAGGGACAACCAAGATTAAGAAATGTAAAGCAGGGTGATAGAATTGAACATGTCGACTATATTAAAGATAAAAATTTACAATTAGATTATGAATTTTATATCACGAATCAAATTATGAATCCAGTAAAGCAAGTATTAGATTTAGAGATGGATTGTAAAGAAACAGAGAAAATATTTTCAGATTAGTGTTATCAACAAATATTATTTAATTTGTTTAATTTAGTCAAAATTTTTTTCTATATTAAGGTATAAAATAATATGGGTGGAGGATTAATGCAACTTGTCGCTTATGGTGCTCAGGATATTTACCTCACGGGTAATCCGCAGATTACTTTCTTTAAGGTTGTCTACCGCAGACACACCAACTTCTCTATGGAAGCAATTGAACAGACTATTAATGGTGCGGCTAATGCTGGATCGAGAGTAACTAGCACTATTTCCCGCAATGGTGATTTAATTTCACGAATTTACCATCAGGTCACTTTTGGGAACTCTTCAACACATTATAATAATGGAGCAAATTGCTTTGACACGATTGAAGTTGAAATTGGTGGTCAAAAAATTGATAAAATCACCGGGAAATGGATGGAGGTATGGGCTGAACTAACTGAACGCAATTCGGCCGCATTAACTTCTAATGCGTCAGGGGCGACGGGGAGTCTTTTCCAGAATATGTCTTGTATGGGGGGCGTTAAGGTTGACGTAAGTGGTACGACGGCATTAGTTCCACTACCCTTTTGGTTTTGTCGTAATCCTGGGCTCGCTCTTCCATTAATTGCTCTGCAATATCATGAGGTTAAACTCATTACTACTCTATCTAAAGATACCGGGTTTGATCTATCGGCTACCGATGGTCTTAGAATTTGGGTTGATTATATCTACTTAGATACAGATGAACGCCGTAGATTTGCCCAGGTTTCTCATGAATATCTAATTGAACAGTTACAATACTTTGCTGATAAAAAAACTACATTTGATCTGAATTTTAATCACCCAGTTAAAGAAATTATTTGGACTGCTTCTCAAAATGGATCTGGGATCAAAGGTGGTTTGGCTTTTAATAGTTCTAGTATCAAATCTGTCAATTTCCAGTTGAAATTAAATGGCCACGATAGATTTGCCAAAAGAACCGGTGATTATTTCACTCGCGCGCAAATATGGCAACACCACACTGGTCCGGGTGGCTTGAAGCCGAACGCCGCGGGGGTGGGCCACTGCGACGATTCCATAGCTGTATACTCTTTTGCCCTTAAACCCGAAGAGCATCAGCCATCCGGAACATGTAACTTTTCTCGCATTGACAATGCTCAACTAATTGCTACTGGTACTGGTGTAACTGAAGCCGATACTGTTATCTACGCTGTTAACTATAATGTCCTTCGTATCATGTCTGGTATGGGTGGTCTCGCCTACTCCAACTAAGTTTTTTAACTAAATATAAAATATTTTATTCAAAATAATATAAAAATATTATTTAATTGGTTTAATTCTACTAAAATTTTTTTCTATATTAAGGTATAAAATAATATGGGAGGAGGATTAATGCAACTTGTCGCTTATGGTGCTCAGGATATTTACCTCACGGGTAACCCACAGATTACTTTCTTTAAGGTTGTCTACCGCAGACACACCAACTTCTCCATGGAAGCAATTGAGCAGACTTGGAGTGGTGGTGCGAATACTCACGATGGTCGTTGCCAGACAACTATTTCTCGTAACGGTGATTTAATTCACAAGATGTACATACAAGTTGACTTGGGCATCGGGACTGGTATTATCTCTGCGCTCATGGCCAATCCTGGAGCATATTTTATTAAAAATGTGGAGCTAGAAATTGGTGGCCAATCGATTGATAAACACACTGGATTATGGATGGAATTATGGGCTGAACTAACTGAACCGAACTCTTCGTGTGTAACTGGTACTACAAGAACAAAAAAACAAAAAGGAACTTTATTTCAGTTTATGACATTAAGTGGTGGAGTCGCGGGCAATGCTAGTAATGTGAACGCAAGTGATGTTGGTAATGGTCAGGGTAATGAAAAACTATTGATTCCACTAAGATTTTGGTTTTGTCGTAATCCAGGTCTCGCACTTCCATTGATCGCACTACAATATCATGAAGTGAAAGTAACTCTAGAGCACAGACTAAATACTGTCTTTCCGAAAGCAACTCAAACTCTATGGGTTGACTATATTTACCTTGATACCGATGAAAGACGCAGGTTTGCTCAGGTATCGCATGAATACTTGATTGAACAGTTACAATATCAGAGTGTATCTGCTACCGAAACTAGTCTCAGATTTAATCATCCGGTTAAGGAATTGGTATGGTGTAATAATGTTAAGATGAAAGATGCTGATGGGACTTCTGCTGACGATTTCCTATCTAGTGTGTCTTGTGATCCCGACGGGATTTTACTAAAACTTAATGGACATGATAGATTTTCTAAGCGCAATCTTCAATATTTTACTCGTCAACAAGTTCATGATTATCATTCGGGGGCAGGTGGATTAACTACCAATAGCAGCAGCACCAACACCCATGATATTGGACACTCTAATGATTCTATTGCTGTTTACTCTTTCGCACTCAAACCTGAAGAACACCAGCCATCTGGCACATGTAACTTCTCGCGCATTGATAATGCTCAATTAACTGGATTAAATGCTGAACATACTATCTTTGCTGTTAACTACAATGTTCTCCGTATCATGTCTGGTATGGGTGGTCTCGCTTACTCCAACTAAGTTCTTTTATTTAAGATCTTAAAGATTATAATATTTTAGTTAATTTGTTATTTTTTTTTTCTATATTAAGGTATAAAATAATATGGGAGGAGGATTAATGCAACTTGTCGCTTATGGTGCTCAGGATATTTACCTCACGGGTAACCCTCAGATTACTTTCTTTAAGGTTGTATACCGCAGACACACCAACTTCTCTATGGAAGCAATTGAGCAGACCATGCTAGGAACTACTGGTCCTGGAACCAGCCAAACTTCTACAATCTCTCGCAACGGTGATTTAATTCACAGGATGTATTTTGAGGTGAGATGGGCCGTCACCGCAACCATCAGGTCGGCTGGAGCATATATGATTGATAATGTTGAAATTGAAATCGGTGGACAAATGATTGACAGACATACTGGAGACTGGATGGAAACATGGAGTGAATTGACTGAACCTTATCGCGCTTCTCACCTAACTGGTCAGAGCAATACAGTCATTTCCGATATGGCCGCTATGGGCCCGGGGAGCGGCCTCGATTATGCGGAGGCACTCACAGACTATTTTGTTCCACTCCAATTTTGGTTTTGTCGTAACCCCGGCCTCGCTCTACCCCTCATCGCGCTTCAATATCACGAAGTGAAACTTAAAGTAAAGTGGAATAGTGTGGGAACTCCATCTACTTGTAAATTATATGTTGACTATATTTATTTAGATACTGATGAGAGAAGGCGTTTTGCTCAAGTGTCCCATGAATATTTGATTGAACAACTTCAATATCAATCTCTGGGAACTTCCAAAATTAATGAACTTAATTTTAATCACCCAGTTAAAGAATTAATATGGAAGAGAAATCCGGGCTCGTCGAACGGTTACCTCCAACTAGCTATAGATCCAGCTTTTAATTTCCACCTTACCTTGAATGGTCATGATCGTTTCTCAAAAAGATCTACTAGATATTTTACTCACGTTCAGCCATGGCAACATCATAGTGGTTCAGTGTTATCACCAGTGACCGGTGGAGACAGTGGTAATGCGACTGTTAATGCCGTATACTCTTTTGCCCTTAAACCTGAAGAGCACCAGCCTTCTGGCACTTGTAACTTTTCTCGCATTGATAATGCTCAACTTGTATGTTCCCACGATTTCGAAAGCCCTGGAACAATTTATGCCGTCAATTACAATGTTCTCCGAATCATGTCCGGTATGGGTGGTCTTGCTTACTCTAACTAAGCAATTAAAATAAATTATTTAAATTAAGAAATATATAATTAAATATCAATTCTACCCGTTTGTAAATGGCTAAAATCTCTTCTAGATTTTAAAAGGGTAATTAACTTATCAAGTTTTTCTTCTAAGGATTTTACTCTTTCTTCTAATTCACACTTATCTACTGATAAACTATTATCAGTAGATGTTAGAATACCCTGTACATTTTGGACAACCTCCTGGGTAGTAACGGGCTCAGGTTCAGAGTCTGGCTCAGGTTCAGATACTGGTTCCGGTTCAGATACTGGTTCCGGTTCAGAGTCTGG